CTGAGGACGATCTGCAAAAGGAGGACAAGGTCAATGTATGGTATCGTGATACCGTGGAACTCACTTCATGGGATCTTCCAGTACCCTCGAGCAGTCTGTGTGGAAAGTCAGACGCAGAAGTGCGGAACATGTTTTCCCGCAACGTGGTCAACTTGCACATCAAGGCTACTGATGGTACATACAAGGGATACACCCGAGGATTCTTTTACCGCGGCACAACAATGATGTTCAATGCCCACACCCTAAAGGGAAGTGAGTTCGACATTAGCGTGCTACGTGGTGAACGTATGGAGGGAATTATTCCCCAGGTGACGTTCCGTGTCAAGAAGACTGACTTCGTCATCGATGAGTCGCACGATCTCGCTGCGATCAATGTGCCAAGTATGCCTCCGGCTCGCGATCTATCCAAATTCTGGATGGAGAGCAATGTCCCGGTGAGCAAGCTTATGGGCTTTGGTCGCTCGAAATCTGGTGAAGTTGACCTCCGCTCTGTTTGGGGAGTCAATTTCTTCTACATGGAACTGAAGGGCCTTGTGGGCAAATTCCCAATTTTGACTGGAACTTGTGCTGAGAACACGCAGTCCGGCGATTGTGGCACTCTCTACATGGTTGAAACTCCTCGGGGGTATGCCTTCGTTGGGATGCACGTGGCTGGTTATGAAAACAAGGCAGCTATTATGGAATTACCGCGAGGTACTCTAGACCACGTTGCCGAGCAGGTGCAAGAATCTCGTGAGGTTATTTCCAGTGATGGAAAGCCCCTCCTCTCCCTACAAGGAGATCCTGAGTTGATGGCACCTCATTCCAAGAGTGTATTTCGTTTCATCGAGGGTGGTTCTGCTGAATTCTTCGGACGCTTGCCAGGCTTTTTGCCTAAGCCGCGTTCAAAGGTCACATCGACCCCTCTTCGTGCCGAGATGGAAGAACACTTCCAGACCAAGTGCAAATACACCCGCCCAGATATGGAAGGGTGGCTGCCTATCCGGAACAATGTGAAGGAAATGGTGGTGCCCAAGGTCAACTATGACCGAACCATTCTGGATCAGTGCAAGAGAGCCTTTCTGAAGGACATCATCACTGGACTGCCGGATGGTTGGGAGCGTCAATTGGTTGAACTTTCTGATCTTGCTGCGGTGAATGGTCTGCCCGGTGTTAAATACATCGACAAACTGAACACCAATAGCTCAATGGGTTTCCCTTGGAACAAGACCAAGAAACAGTTCTTGGAACCGTTTGTTTCAGAGAAGTACCCTCAAGGAGTCAACTTTGATGACGACGTGTGGTCGAAGGTTCGTGATGTCGAAGCGGCTTACGTTCAGGGCACCAGAGCTTACCCAGTTTTTATGGGGCACCTCAAGGATGAGCCTGTGACTTTCGCCAAGCGTGAGGCATCTAAGACTCGTCTTTTCGCTGGTGGCCCAGTTCACTGGTCGATCGTTGTTCGCAAGACACTCCTTTCCTTTGTGAAACTTGTCCAGGAAAACAAGTTCACCTTCGAAGCTGGACCAGGTACCGTGTGCCAGTCGATTGAGTGGCAGCAATTGCGTGAGTACCTGACTCGTTTTGGGGAGGACCGTATCATTGCCGGAGACTACTCCAAGTTCGACAAGCACATGATCGCTGACTTCATTGTGGCGGCCTACTGGATTATTGCCCAGTTGCACTCTGCTGCTGGCCACGACGATGATCTGTATCGCAAGATTATGGCCATTGGAAATGACACAGCCTACCCCGTGATGAACATTCGCGGTGAGCTCGTCATGTTCTATGGGACGAACCCATCGGGACATCCGTTGACCGTGATTGTCAACTCTCTTGTCAACAGCCTATACATGCGCTATGCTTACGCCTCGTTGGGATACGAGGTTGAGCATTTCAAGGCAAATGTGGCTCTTATGACCTATGGAGATGACAACGCCATGGGCGTGTCGGAACAAGTGCC